ATGGAGCTCGCGCTTGGCCACCTCCGGATGGCTCCGGCCACCTTTTGGCGATATAGCGTCAAGGAGTGGCTCGCGGCCGTTGATGGATACATGGAGAGCATCGGGGCCGATGAGGCGGCGGAGCCCTTCACCAAAGACGATCTCGCGGCCTTGATGGAGGAGCATCCAGACCAATGATCGGCACCCTACTTGAAAAGCTCTTTGTGTCGGTGGGTGTGGACCTCTCCGGCTTCGGCTCGGAGCTGGATCGCACCACCCAAGAGGTGGACAGCGCCGCCAATGATATGAAGCGTTCCTTTGCGGACGTGGGCAAGAGCTGGCAGCAAACCGGCACCAACATGATGAAGGCCGGAGCGGTGATGACGGGTGCCGTCACCGCTCCGCTTGTGCTTTTCGGGAAGCACGCGGCTCAAGCGGCCATTGACGCAGAGGAGATGCAATCCGCGTTCAATGTGGTGTTTGGCGATATGGCCGCCGATATGAACAAATGGAGCGAGGCCACCGGCAACGCCATGGGCCGTTCCACCCAAGAGATGCAGCGCGGCGCGCTCGCGTTTCAGGAGCTTTTTGGCAAGGCCCTTGATCCTCGCCAAGCGGCGGAGATGAGCAAGCAATTTGCCGTGCTCACGCAAGACCTCGCGAGCTTCAAAAACCTCTCCAATGAGGTGGCTCAACAAAAGCTCTTTTCCGGCCTCACCGGCGAGGCGGAGCCGCTCCGCGCCGTGGGCGTGTTTCTCAATGATGCGGCCATTGAGGCCAAGCTCCTTGAGATGGGCATCGCCAAGGTAAATGGGAAATTCACGGATCAGCAAAAGATTTTGGGCCGCGCCGCGCTGATCCGCGAGCAGCTCAAGCAAGCGGATGGCGACGTGATGCGGACGGCCGACAGCACGGCCAACCGCATCCGTGCGAGCCAATCCGCCTATGAGGAGCTCTCCATCACGGTGGGCACGATGCTCATCCCGGCGCTCACGCCATTGATCGGAATGGTGAGCGATCTCCTCACCGGCTTCAATCAACTTGATCCGGGGGTGCAAACCTTCATCGTGGGCTCCATGGCGGCGGCCGCCGCGCTTGGGCCGATCATCACCGTGATTGGCGGGCTGGTGACGGCCGCCGGGGCGCTCATCCCGCTTTTGGGCACCGCCGGAGCCGGAGGGGCCTTTGCGGCCCTTGGTGCGGCCGTGCTCCCCGTCACCGCCGTGGTGGCCGGGCTGGTGGCCGCCTGGATGCTCTTTGGCGACAAGATCGGCCCGGTGCTCTCCGATCTCTGGAGCAAGGTGCAAGAGGTGCTTGGGCCTAAACTCATGGCGTTGGTGGAGACGGTAAAGGGCGGCCTCACTTCATTGTGGCAAGGGCCTTTCGGTGGCGCGATCCGGATGGTGATCGCGATCCTGGGAGAGTTCGGCGCGGCTTACACCTCCGTGATGGGCGAGGCGCTCATCCGCATCATCTCGGCGGCCGTGGATTTGATCTCCAGTGCCTTCACCACGATTGTGAACGCGATCAAGCTGGTGGTGGCGGTGCTCACCGGCGATTGGGCTGGAGCATGGGAGGCCACCAAGGCGCTGGTTTCCGGCGTTGTCACCACGCTCCTCAACGTGATCAATAGCCTCGCGCCGGGCGCAACCGCCGCGATGAAGGCGCTCTATGATGGCGTGAAAACGTGGGTTTGGGATCGGCTCAACGCGATTTGGGATGGCGTCAAAGCCAAGATCGAAACCGTGAAAGGCTGGTTTTTCGGCCTCTATGATGCGGTGGTGGGGCACTCTTATATCCCGGATATGGTGGACGAAATCGGGCAGAATATGGCCCGGCTTCAATCGCTCATGGTGGACCCGGCGAGGGCCGCCACCACCTCCACGCGCGAGGCTTTCCGCAATCTCGCGGGCGATGTTTCCGGCGTGCTGGATCGTCTCTTTCCGCTCCAAGCGCAGCTCCGGAGCGTGCTCGCGGATATGGCCACGCTGGAGGCCGCGCGCGCGGCTGGCCAGATTGACGCGGCCACCTATGAAGCGGCGCGCGGCAAGCTCAATTCGGAGCGGTCGGATGTGCAAAATCAGATCACTCCTCCCGCGTTTCTCCAGTGGATGGAGGAAATCAAGCCGCTCACCGTGGAGCTTGGCGATCTCTCCGCGATCCTTGGAGAGCTCCCTCACATCGCGAGCGAGGCGGAGGTCGCGCTCCAAGACTTTGGCGAGCGCCTTGGTGATGGGATCATGGGCGCGCTCCGCGATGTGCTCTCCGGCAAGGGCAGCATCAAGGATGTGGCGCGCGATATGCTCTCGCGCTTCTTTGAGCGCACGATCACCGATGCCCTCAAATCGCTGGAAACCTCCATCTTTGGCGAGGGCGGCCTTGGCGGTTTCCTTGGCGGGCTTTTCTCCTCCGTGATCTCCGGCCGCGCGGTGGGTGGGCCGGTGGTGCCTGGCCGGGCTTATACCGTGGGCGCGGGTGAGAAATTCGTGCCCTCGCAAACCGGCCGCGTGCTCTCGCGGAGCGATGCCATGGCCGCGCTTGGCGGCTCCTCCGGAGGCATCGGCCGGATCGCGGTGACGGTAAACGGCGCGCGCGGAAATCAGGAAATCATGGAGATGGTGCGCCAAGGCGTGCAAGAGGGGATCGGCCAATATGATCGCGTTGTGGGCGATCGGGTGGATAACAGCTTCAAGAGGCGCGCATGATCATTGAATGGCCCACCGGGCTCTCACCTCGCATCATCAATCTCCGGCTGATCAACAAGACGCGATCCGCCGGGGAGAGCATCACCGGCTTTGAGCAAGTGGCCGGATCGCTCGCCACGCGGTGGGCCTTCTCGCTGGAGTTCAACAATCTCAAGCGGCACCTCATCCCGGCCTATCGCGCGATGGTGGCCTCGCTGGAGGGCCGCGCCAATGCCCTCCGCGTGCCGGTGTTTGATCCGCAATTCTGGCCATCGGATGCGGTGATCGGGATCGCATCGGTGCCGCATAGCGACGGCACGCCACTCTCCGATGGGAGCGAGTATCTCACCACCGATGTGGATGGGATCACCGCCACCGGCCTCAAGGGAGCCAAGGTGCTCACCGTGGATTTCGGAGCCTATGGCCCAATCTTTGATGGCGGCCTCTATTTCGGAGTGGAGGAGGAAACCTATCTCTCCACCTCCGTGCAATGGGCCGGGAGCGTGGCCACGATCCGCTTTCAACCGGGCCTCCGGCAAGATCACACCGCCGCGCAATTCCGGCTCCGGCCGCGCCTCCTCATGCGCCTGGTGGATGATCAGGGGGGCGAGCTCGCCCTTGAGCGCGGCATCATCGGAGCGCCCTCTCTGGAGCTGGTGGAAATCCTCCCGGATGAGCTCTCCTTGCTGGAGGGCGGCGCGTGAGCCTCTTTCCCGAAACGATCAAGGCGGCGCTTGGCGGCCGCACGGTGCGCGCGAGCTTCTTGGTGCTCTTGGACTTCACCACGCAACCCATGCGCATTTGGACCGGCTCCGGCAAGATCACGGCCGGGGGGCATGATTGGTATGGCCTTGGCCAGCTCGGCAGCATCTCCGGCCTTGAGCAAGCGGTGAATGGCGAGGCACCGGAAACCACCTTCATCCTCTCCGGCATCAACTCCGAAATTGTGAGCCTTGCGCGCGATGAGTGGGCGGATGAGGGCCGGGATCGGCTAGTGAAAGTGCTCCTCCAGTTCCACAATTTTGAGGATGATCGCCCGCTTGAGCTCTTTGATGAGCCCTATGCGATTTGGGCCGGGCGGATGCAAACGCCTCGCTTTGAGCTCCAAGGCCCCACCACCCGCAAGATCACCGTGAGCGCGGAGAGCCTCTTTGCCCTCCGCTCTCGCCCGGCCTTCTCGCAATACACCGATGCCGATCAAAAGAGCCGCTTTGCCGGTGATCGCGGATTTGAGTTTGTGCCGGGCCTGGTTAACAAGATCGTCACGTGGCCGGATTTCTGACACCGGAAGGCGAGGCGATCCTCGCGCGCACAATCCGCGAGTGGGCGGGCTCCGGTTGCGATCCTTATCCGTGCGGGCTGGAGGTGTGGCGCTATGCCAACGCGATCTCCGGCCGCGATCCGGAACCTCTCCCGGATCACACCTCGCGCAAGGCCATGGTGGAGCTCCTCCAGCACGAGGGCGGCCTTGAGCAATATGCCCGGCGGCTTATGCTCTCCATCGGTTGGAAAGAGGTGCCCGATCCGGCGCGCGGAGATGTGGCCGTGGTGGATTTGCCGGGCATGGGCCTCACGTGCTCCATCTCGCTTGGCTCCAAGTGGATGGCGAAAGGGCCGCACCGTGTGCTAACCGTTGCCGCGCCGCACGTTGCGGCCTGGAGGTTGAGCGGATGCCACAAGCCATTGCCGGACTCATTGTTGCCGCCATCGGGCTGACCGGAACAGCGGCGGCCATTGCCACGGCGGTGATCGCTCTCGCGGTGACGGTGGGCCTCAACTATATTGCGATGCAAATCTTTGGCGGTGTAGGCGTGGGCAAGCCCTCCGATGGCCAACGGGTGATCCGCGTCAACGTGGGATCGCGCATCCGCCATTATGGCAAGGTGCGGGTGGGTGGCCAGCTCACCTTTTATGAGAGCCGCAACGGCACGCTCTATTCCCTCGTTACCACCTCCCAAGGCAAGCTCTCCGCCGTTGTGGAGGTGCTCCTCAATGGGAAATTGGTGACCGTTGACGGTTCGGGAAACGTCACCTCTATTGTTGCGCCGGGCTCAATCTTTAATGGCTCATCCTATCCCGTGAAGGTCCACCATCGCTTGGGTGAGGATGATCAAACGGCATATACGCAGCTCACCAGCGTTTTCAGCGAGTGGACCACCGATCACCGGCAACGCGGGTGCGGCTCCGTGCTTGTGATCAGCTATGGCGTGAAATCGGAGGATTTCGCCAAGGTCTATGAGGGCAACCGCGAGCCGGAACCCACCATCACCTATGAAACCACCGCCGTCTATGATCCGCGCAAGGATAGCACGGCGGTGATCGGCTATGATGAGGCGGGCGATCCTATCATGGGCTCCGGCTCCCACCGGCTGGCAACGCCAAGCACGTGGGAATATTCTGACAATTGGGCCTTGTGCTTTGCCGACTATCTCGCCCACCCGGATGGCTATGGCATGGGCTATGATGCCATCAATTGGGTAAATATCGCGGAGGAGGCCGCGATTTGCGATCTCACCGTGGAGACAGTGGACGCGCGCACCATTCCGCAATGGCGCGTGGCGGGCTCCTACAAGATGGCCGATGATGAGCGCCGGGCGGTGGTCAAGGAGTTCCTCAAGGCTGGTGATGGCTTCATGTTTCAGGATGCAGATGGCCTGGCCAATATCCGGTGCGGCCGCTGGATCGCGCCCACCGTACACATCCCGGAAAAGCACATCATCGGATGCACCGCTAGCCTTGGCACAGATGCCCAAGATCGCGCAAATGAGGTGCGCGTGATCTACATGGAGCCCCGCTTTGACTACACCGAAACGGAGGCCGCTCCATTGGTGGATGTGCCCGCCCGGCTGGCCTTGGGCCGGGGCGAGGTTTCGCGCTTCGATTGCTATTTTTGCCCGGATCACAATCAAGCGCAGCGCATCGGCAAGCGCATCCTCAAGCGCCTGGGTGAGCGGTGGGCGCTCACGATCACCACCAACCTCTATGGCCTCAACGCGATTGGCGAGCGTTTTATCACGGTGACGATTGCGGAGCTCGGCATCACGGCCCTTTCCTTTGAGGTGACTTCGATCAAGATTGATCCGGCGCGGCTGAATGTCTCCATCGGCTTGCTGGAGGCCAAGGAGGAGGATTTCAGCTTTGACGCGGCGGAGGAGGAGGGCGATCCGCCGGGCGATGTGCCGTCAACCTCCGTGGCCATCGTGATTGAGGAGGTGGCAAACCTTACGCTCGCTGCGGTGGATGTGGCGCTTGGTGGTGCTAGTGGCATTGGCATCCGCGCAACATGGGATGCCCCCACCCGCACCGGATTGGCGGCGCAAGTTCAATATAGGGCATCGGGCGATAGCGAGTGGCAAGAGATGATCGTTTCCCAAGATGATCGGATCGCCACAACCGGCATCATCTCAACCGGGAGCACCTATGAGGTGCGAGCGCGCCACATCACCGTGAGCGGGAGGCCAAGCGCCTGGAGCGCAACGGAGACAATCGCCTTAACGGCTGGTGTTTATCTTGCCGACACCACGGCGCTTAGGGCAGACAATGCCACAATAACGGCGGATGCCGGATAGGAGTTCATGATGGCACAACAAATTATTGGCATCGGCTCAAGTGCGAATGACGGGACGGGCGATCCGCTCCGGACGGCCTTTGACAAGATCAATGACAATTTCACGGAGCTTTATGCGGCCATTGCCGCGCTTGAGGCGATGCCGGACGTTTCCACGGGGGCCTATGCTCCAACCGTCTCAAACACCTCAAACCTTGATAGCAATCCGACAATTTCGGGCGGCCGTTATATTCGCATCGGCAATGACGTGTGGGTAGCCTTCACCTTCAATGCGGATGCCACGGCGAGCGGCGACACTATGTTTCAGCTCTCCTTGCCGGTGGCCTCCAATCTTGCAGCCACCTCCGATCTCTCCGGCAATGCCGTGGCCTATATCAGCGGTGCGATCAGTGGCGGAGCGATCATTGGAGACACCGCAAATGATACGGCGCAAGTTCGCATCAATGCGGGAAGCACCTCCGCTCGCGACTACACCGCATTTTTCCGCTACGTGGTGCAATAATTTTGGGAATTATATACTTGACTCCCTAGATGGCATCGGGTAGTTATCTTCTCACAGGGCGCGCCTCGGCCCTTTCGGAACGGGGGCGGAGAACGGAAATGAGCAACATCGGACGCGAAATCCTCTCGAACGGCCGGATCATCGGAACGGTTGTCGAGGACATGGGCAAGAAACTCCGCATCCGCCTTGCCGATGGCGAAAAGCGCAACCCGGTCCTGGGTGATTTCTCGATTGTCCCGACGAAGATGGTTGAGTTCGCCGACGAGGCCCGTCTCGGCTTTGCCGCTGCCGACCCCCGCCGTGAAGCCGAACTGCGCCGCGCCGGCGGCGATGCCACCCTGCTGCGCCGCTAAGGGAGATCGAGACATGGCGAACCATCCGAACCGCAACCGCTTCACCCGCTGGCTCAACCAGCGCGATGGGCTGTCCGACGATCCCCTGCGCCGTGCGGCGCAGATCGCGCTCTCAGCGATCAACGAAATCGACTTCGGCGAGCTAACCGACGACACCGGTCTGACCGTCGCATACGAGGCTCTGATCGCAGTTCTTTCGGAGGACGGCGAATGAGCAAGTCCACCATCAGCACCTTCGAACTGTTCCAGATGTTCCCCGATCAGGAGAGCGCTCGCACCTACCTTGAGGCACAGCGATGGCCTGACGGGGCCATCTGCCCGGCCTGCGGGGAAGCCGAACGGATCGGCACCCGCAAGGGTGGTTTCTACCGCTGCAACGCCTGCCTGCTGGACTTCACCGTCCGCACCGGCACGATCTTCGAGAAGTCGAAGGTTCCGCTCAATAAATGGCTCTACGCCATGTATCTGCTCGTGACGGCCCGGAAGGGCATCAGCAGCCTGCAACTGGCGAAGCAGATCGGGGTCACTCAGAAAACCGCGTGGTTTATGCTCCAGCGGCTCCGTGAAGCCTGCGGCAACGATCCGACCGAGCTGGCCGGCGTCGTCGAAATCGACGAATGCTACATCGGCGGAAAAGAGGCGGCGAAGCACGAGGTCAAGCGCAAGAAACTCGGTCGCGGCGGCGTCGGCAAGACGGCTGTTATCGCGGGCCGTGAGCGCGAAACCGGCCACGTCAAGGCGGAGGTGCGCGCCAACGTCACCGGGCGCAACGCAGTCGGCTTCGCCAATCGTCACGTTCAGGTCGGTTCGACTATCCACACGGACGAGAGCGCGATCTACAACCGCGTCGGCGGACTGCTCTACAAGCACGAGAGTATCAACCATAGCGCGGGCGAGTATGTGCGCGGCGACGTGACGACGAACGGTATCGAGAGTGTGTTCGCCGTCCTCAAGCGCGGCATCCATGGTGTCTATCACCACGCCTCGCCGAAGCATCTGCACCGCTACGTTGGCGAGTTTGCCTTCCGGCTCGGAGAAGGCGACGTGAGCCGCCACACGCTTGACCGGCTCGCCAGCCTTTTCAGCGCCGCGCTGGGTCGCCGTCTCACGTACAAGGACTTGATCGCATGACCGAGAAAATCCGCACCATCCTGGACGCTGTGACCGCCCGCGTGTTTGCCTACCAGCCCACCGATAAAGCGAAGTGGGCGAAGTCGGCAAAGGCAAAGCCGCCGAAGGAAGATCAAGATGATAGTAAGTCATCTATATAATAGCCATAATTTTAGAGAAAGGGGCTCATCATGGGCACGATTGCTGATCAATTCGACAATGCGTTTCGGGATTTTGAAACCGATGGCGTGGCCTCCAGCGGGCCGCATGATGTGGTGAAATCGCAAGTGCGCGCCATCGGCGGCATGATTGAAACGGCTTTGGCGAATGTCGGCTTGGGGGCGCTTGTGGGCGTTGCTTATGGAAGCCGCGCGGAGCTTGAGGCCGATCTTGCCCATGCGGCTGACACGGTGGGGCTCGTCTATAGCGATGTGACGCCAACCAATAACGATCTTTATGTGAAGGCGGGTGCCTCTGGAGCCGGATCATGGACCAAAACTGACGCGCTTTCCGATCTTGTTGAGAACCTGATCGGCACAGGCGTGGTGGACGCAATCACCGTCTATTCTGAAACCGATGTTGCGCCGGTAACTGGTGGCTATTACTCGCGCACCACCGGCGTGCTCACCGTCAATGCGGGCTATAAAACGATCACCTATGATGTTGTGGGTGACGAAATAGGCTTCAAGGCGTCCGGCCGCCTTGGCGGCTCTGGCACTTGCCTTGCCGCCTATTTTGATGGGCCGGGAGCAACCGGAACCTTTCTCGGCTATCAGGTGCTTGGTGACAGCGCCACTCATACCAACATCGCGCTTGTCCTGCCATCGGGCACTCAAAGCATTGGCATCTCCGGACAAAATGCCTATCCGATCTCGCTCAAGATTGGGGCCTATGCCGATTTTGGCGAGGTTTCGGAGCGCGTTCAAGCATCATTCCGGGCTCAAACTCGCACCGATCTTGAGAACGCGGGGACGATCCCGGCGGCCTATGGCGATGTGGCGGAAGTTTTTGGCCATAGCGCATCCGGTGACAGTTTCGCCCGCTATGTGCGGGGCGGTGGCGTCTATCCAACCTCCAATGGATGGGGCCTTGATGCCGCAACAGCGACAAGCCCAATGGCTCTTGGCTTGGCGTCCACCCTGGATGAGGATGCAAATTCAATCTTTGCGGTGCCGAAATACAAAACGCCGGTTTTCCCCAAAGATGCCGCGATCTTGCCGGAGGAATATGTGGCGCTCACCGGCGGGGGCGTTTATGCGCCGCGCGTCGATAAGTGGCGGCAACTGATTTGGGTGGACACCGCCGCCGGGCAAATCCGCGAGATTGATTGCGGGCACCTCCCTCTCAACCGCCCTTTCCGGATCGCGCATCGGGCGGAGGCCCATGATGGCAAGGTGATCCTTGATGCCGGTTTTGGCTCAACGTGGCTGGATTTTGGTGAGCGTTTTCTTGTGCTCCCCACCGGATTGCGCGTCACCTTTGAGCGGATCAACTCAACCCAATTCATCGTCACCAATGCCTCATCCGTGAGCGCCAATGTGCTCTCCTCACTTGCGGAAGGCGAATATTCGCCAATCGTGCGCGCGGCCTCTTTCGTCTTTGCTGGCCAATCGCTCATGGATCAAGGCTTTGGGCGCGGCGGCTCCTTTGGAGCGTTCATGGAGCGGCTGGATGATGTGGGAGGCCCGGCATCGGTTTATGGCATTGATGCGGCCTATGGCGGCTCCGGCATTTGCGAGCGAGACGTTGATCCGGCCTCACCCAATAATTATTGGGTGGATATGACCGATCCGGAGAGCCCGGCCGATGGGCCTAATCTCACGGCGGCCATCGCTGAAATAACAGCAATGGGCGGCGATCTCACTCAACCGGCCATCGCCTTCATCCTTTGGGATCAGGGGCAGCAATCAAGCTCCTTTGTTGACAGCCCGGAAAATCCCAACGCCAATTTCACGGCGGCTATGTATGAGGATGCCACCGCCTATGCGTGGAGCCGTTTGCGGACGGCTTGCGGAGATGCCAGCTTGCCGATTGGCGTCCAGCCCATCGGGCGGCGCACCTCCGTTTCCTCCACGGCCCTTGGCCGGATGCAAGTGATCCGTGAGGCGCAATTGAGCCTCATCGCTGGAGATGCAAATAGCTTTGCCCTTGGGGAAACCTATGATGTGGCATTGCGCGACACCGTTCATCCGGATGATTTCGGCTACATGGTGGCGGGCCGCCGGGCCGCCGATGCGGTGGCGGAGTTCGTCTATAGCGTGGCCGATCTCCCGCAACATCCCTATGTTTCATCGGCCACCGTCAACACCACTCGCAATTCCATTGATGTTGTGATCCGCGTCAATGGCGCGACAACTCCGCGCATCCTCCGCGTTTCATCTCCGTGGGGTTTCAGGGTGACGGATGCCGGTGGCGATGAGATGACTATCGCGGCCGCGCATTGGACCGCCGTTAATTCCTCAAATCCGGGATATTTCCTTGCCACCGTGAGGCTCTACGTTGACGGCGATCCAACCGGCGGCGATCTCTATGTGTGTTGGGATTACGGCCCGGATTTTGATGTGCAACGCGCCATCCGCACGTGGACCGCGCAAGAGGCCAAGCCGGTTAGATCGGGGAAAATTTCGCTATGATGATTTCCGAAAAGTTCGCCGGAAAGATTGATCCCAATCAACTCCGCGAGTGCTCCGATTGCGGGCGGCTCTTGATCGCTGGAGATGAGCATGATGAGCACGATTGCGATGGATCGGAAATCCTTGATCCAGAATATTTTGAGGAGAAAGCCGATGGTTGATTCCCTTGCGATCCAATCCGCACTCAAAGCCGCCGGGCACTATTCCGGCGAGCTGGATGGCATCTTTGGGCCTCGCTCGCGTGCGGCCGTGGATGCCGCCCTCAAGGAGGCTGGAGTGCCGTTCGCCGCGTGGCCGCACTCGCGCCGGATGGTGGCTATCCGCCAATGGGTGCTTAAGGGCGCTGGCTTTGATCCCGGCGCGATTGATGGACAGGAAGGACCAAAGACGCGGGCCGCGCTCTATGCCTTCTCCAAACCGGCCGGGGCGGCTCTGCCTTGGATCAAGGAGGCGGAGGCGGTGATGGGCCTCCATGAGGTGGTGGACGGTGAGGAGCTCCGCGCGTGGCTCCGCAAGGATGGTGCCACCCTTGGCGATCCGGCCAAGCTCCCATGGTGCGGCGATTTCGTGGAGACGGCCATCAAGCTCGCGCTCCCCAAGGAGAAAGTGCCCGCCAATCCCTATCTCGCTCGCAATTGGGCCGATTGGGGCGAGGATGCCACCCGGCGCTATGGGGCGGTGATCGTCTTTTGGCGCGGCACCAAGAAGGGCACCCAGGGTCACGTGGGCTTTGCCACCGCGATTGATGAAGCGCGCGGCCTGGTGGAGGTGCTTGGCGGAAACCAAGGCAATGAGGTAAGCCTGGCATGGCTCGGCATGGATCGCATCCTCGCTTGGCGCGCACCCAAGGGGTGGGCATCCAAGATGCCGATCATCGGAGATCGCTCCAGCGGTTCGGCGGCGATCTCCACGAATGAGGCTTAAAGGGGCGCGGGACGTGAAGGCGGAAGATTTCATCCTTTGGGTTTTGAGCCTTGCCGGTGGGCTCGCCCTTTGCGGAGCTCGGCTCGGCTGGCTCCTCTTTGGCGTGGCACCGGAACCGCCTTCGGACGTTGGATCCTTCAAGCTCTGGCAACGCAAGCGGAGGTGGCTCATCCTTTCGGAGCTTTCCGCTCTCCCTGCCTTCGCCACCATCTCCGTGCTGGTGGGAAGGCTCCGCGAGTGGCCCATGGAGGGGGTGATCCTCCTCTCCATGGTGCTCGGCGCTCTTGGCTTCGCTTTCTTCTTGGATGCACTGCAAACCATCGTGAGGAAGCGGATCGGCACGGATGGAGGCTCCAATGCCTGAAATCCTTTTCGCTCTTGTTCTCATCTCCAGCATCGTGGCCGTGTGGGCGTTTCGCCGCGCGCTCAAGCTCCACCACCGGATTGAGGATCATCATCCGGGCTTCAATGAGTTCATGCGGAAAGGCTGGAAGCGCCGGCCCTAAATGGGCTATGGAGCGCGCATGGCGCTTCCCAAGATCACCCTTCCCGAATGGCCGCCACACGATTGGCGCGCGTGGGCCGCTCTCGCATCCGGCATCGCCGGGGGAGCGGCCCTCACTGTTTTTGCGGCCTGGGTGGTGTGGATCATCGCCTTTTCCGATGCTTGGACCGTGGCGAGCGAGGCCGCCCGCATCCGCATCCTTGGCCGCGCCCTCACCCTCTTGCTGGTGGGCGTGATTGCGGTGCTCCTCGCGCAAGGTTTCGCCATCAACCGCCGCAAGATTTCCATCGGCAAGGATGGCATCCACATGGAGGGCGGTGGCTCCGATGCCATTGACCGGGCCGCCAAGGCGGTTGAGGCCCTCCCCACCAAGGAGAGCGAATGATGTTTGGCCTCAAGGATCGGGTGCTCGCCATGATCGGCGGCGGCCTCTCAATTCTCCTCGCGGCTGCGCTGGCCTATGTGTGGATCACAAGCGGAGCCACGATCCGCGAGGTGCGAGGCCAGCTCACCACCGCGCAAGCCGATCTCAAGGCAGCGCGCGACGATCTCACCCAATGCCGGGTAAACCGGATCACGCTGGAGGAAGCCAACCGGCTTCGCAATGACGCGGTGGAGAAGGCGCGCACCGAAAGCGCCGGGCGGATCGCGGAGCTCCAGCGCTCGGCCGCGCGAGCGGAGGCAACCGCCACGGAGGCCCGGCGCGCGGCGGATCGCATCCTCGCGGCCAAGGGCACCGGCAATGTGTGCGCGGATGCGGACGCCCTGATCTTGGGAGAGGTGAAATGAAGCTGATCGCAACCCTTGCCGCGTGCCTGGCCTTGGCCGCGTGCGGCACCACCCGGATTGAGCGGCCGGAGCCGATCATCCGCACCGTGGAGGTGAAAGTGCCGGTGGATGATCCGGCGTGCGCGCGTGAGGCGGTGGCGCGGCTTGGCGAGGCTCCAGCCTATCCGGACACTCCGGAGGCGATCCGCGCGGCCCCCAATCTCTTTGAGCGCGTGAAGCTCCTCCTTGCCGGGCGTGAGATCCGGATCGCGCGGGAGGCGGCCTTGGCCGATGCGCTCAAGGCGTGTGCGGATCAGCCCGGCGCTTGAGCGCCTTCCATATCCGATCATAAGCATCCGGGCGGAGCGGCGATCCAAAGCGCCGCTCTTGCCTTTTGTGGCGATGCCACACCCGGCGCTCATCCTTGGTGAGGAGGCTCCAACGGCAACCCTCTGCCAGAAGGCATCGGCTTTCATTGCTCCGCCGCTCCATCCGGGAAAAGATCGGTGGGCGCGGGGGCCGGGACCGGCTCCGCCTTGCCCAAGATCGGTTTGGTGGGGAAAGTGGGATTGGCCCAAGAGACGCTATCCACGATCACGCGGCTCCAGCCCTCGCCGCTCTTGTCGGGCACCTTCACCTCATCGCCGGGCGCGAGCGGCTCGCCATCCCAATGATAGGTGTAGGACCGGCGATCACCGGGGCGGAATTTGCACGCTACAAATTGACGATTGCTCATTGTCAGCTCTCCTTGCTTGAGGTGCCGGTGATTGAACGGCCACCGGCGCACCGCATCGGCTCATCCAACCTTGGAGGCCAAATCCTTATTCTGATCGTGCCAGCTCATCCCGTTCCCGGCCTTGTTATAGGCGAGGAAACCGCGCTGATCCGCCGGGAGGCCCTTGAACCATTCGGCATAGGTATCCAGCCCATCGGCGGCGCGCTGGCGGCCTTCATTCACCAACGTGCGCTCATCGCCGGTGAGGGCGTCATAGGGATCGGCCGGGGTGCCACCGCCCGCCTGGCCATCATCATCCTCCGCGAGGCCGCGAGCGATGAGGTTGAGCATGGCCATGGCGGCATAGCGTTTGCCGTAGCTCACCGATGAGCCCACCGCTTGCACGTCATTCCGTCCCTTGCCCACATCGGCCGGGAGCACGATGGCGGAGCCGCGCTCCTCCCATCCGTGGCCGGAGAGGATCGGTGCCACGGAGACGCGCGGCCCTTCGTGGCCAATGTCGAAATTGAGCACCAAGCCATGGCGCATGAGCACCGGCGTGATGATCGGTTGCATCCGCTCCCACGTGGCATAGGCATTGCCAGTGTGGGTGTTTTTCCCATCCTTGCCGATGTGCGGCATCTCCGAAATCGCGCGGACCTTGGCAGCGATGAAGGCGGCGCGCGCATCGCGATCCTCCAGCTTGAACATGAGTTCGGCCATGGCCACGGCCTTCTCCGGTTGCACGTCCGGATTGGTGAGGGCCTCGCGGAGAAGCTGGAGGCGCTGGTGGACCGCGATCCCGCGCTCCTCTTGTGGAGCGAGCTCGCGGCCGGGCTCGCCGGTGGTGATTTCTTGGGACATTTTCAGCTCCTTTTGTGGAGCTCCCACCATATCAAACTATGATGGGAGCGCCATGAAATATTGCGGCTTATGCGCCGCGCTCATCAAGTGCGCGGGAAGCGTTCCACTTTAGATCGGCCTCCATATCTGCCTGATTGAGCATCCACCGGAGAAAGCCGGTTTCCACCTCGCTCCACGGCTTGTTGCGAAATTTTCCGATTGGGCAACGCGGGAGGAGCCGTGGCTCTCGCGTCCACTTGATCATCGCCCGGCCCGTCACTCCATCATCAAATAGAGCGCGGAGAATGTGCGCCGTGGCGAAGGCATCCGGCAAGGCGCGGTGCGAAGGCATCGCAAGAGCTGGATTGAAAGATGCCTTTCCAGCATCCTCCAGCCAATAAAGGAGGCCAAACACGCTATGGCTTGGAGCCTCCGGCCAAGTTCGGAGCGCGGCCTTATATGTGCACACAAAGGGCAAAACCCCCTCCAGCGCGCGGCCGATCCACATCCCCTCAAACTCGGCTTGATGAGCTGCAATCATTGCGATCTCATCCTTGAGCGCGAGCTCCACCACGGCCTCCGGATCAAAAGCGGCGCGGCCATGCACATCGCTCGCGCGGATGTGATGCACCATCCTTGCCTCCGGCGGAATTGAGGAGGCTCCGCAAAGATAGCTATCCGCGCGTGCCGTGAGAACCTCACGGCTCTCCACGTCAAAATCGCAATAGCCAACCTCAACCACCTCCGCAGGGCGCTCCATGCCGGTGGTTTCAAAATCTATCACGCGGATGATCGCCATTAGATCGCCTCCTCAAGGAAATATTGCGAGAAATCATCATCCGTGATCTCGCCGGAAGGATTGAACGGGAGCCACGGCTCGCCGCGCTCATAGATTTCCGAATAGGCGAGGAAATCCCGCTTAGCCGCAGCGATCTCCATCCGGCCCTTGGTGTGGATTACGGTGCGGCGGCGCGCGCTTTTGGCAACCTCCTTGGCCCGCCTGGCTCGCTCAAGGCGCTCCTCGGTGGCGCCATCCCGTTCCAGCTCACGGATTGCCTCATCCGATGGCGTGGGCTCAAAGAACCGCCAAGAGCGCTCTAGGATGTTTGGCACGCCTCCTTTCTGCTGAAAAACAAAGTTGCACTCCAGCGGATCGGCGCGGAGCTGGATTTCCTCAATCAACTCGCGCTCGGAAGCGGTGGCCTCATCCATGATCCCGACGCACCCGGAGCGGATGGCCTCCGCCGCCTCCATGTAGGCCGCCGCGTCGATGTAATAGCGGTTAAAACGGATGGCATCGGTGATGCACTGCGACAGGTTCTTGCCATTCGGATTGGCAAAGGTTTTCACTTCAACCCACCGATCCGGCTTGAGGTAGTCAAAACGCGCCTTCATGGGGATGCCGGTTTCCTGGCACGTCCAGAAAACCGAAACCTCCGCCGCGCCGTCGCTCAACAAGGCGTTGATTGCTGGCACGGAGCGGATGCGTGCCATATCGGCCGTTATCTCATCATAGAGTTCCGCCGATATGGCAATCTGGCCGGGCTGGATCGCGGCGGCCCACTCGGCAAGCGCGCAGTGCCAGACCTTCGCCGGATCAAATCCAGCCTCGGCAAGCCGCGCGGCTTGCTCTGCCACGGAGCCGGTTTTCTTCTCGCCCATTTCGGCAAGCGTAGCGCCCATTTCGGTGCCGGTGAAAAGCGTTCCCGGTGGCATCTCGGCTTTGGAAAGCTCTCGGACATAGACGCGCCTAAAACGATCCGGCTCAAGCCGCGCGCAGTGGTATGCTCTCCCGGCGATGAGCGCCGCCGTGTCGCGCTCTTTCCTGGCCGTATTCATCGGGCTATCGGCCCAATAGTCGGCGGGGCTTATTCTAAGTTTCTTTATACCTGATTTGGAAAGGCGATCCTCCGCAAGATAATCCGCTTCGGAAAGATTGAAATAAATACCATCACGCATGAGCCTTACTCCTCTTGTTGCGATACATATCAATGAGGTTTTCAGAGCGAGTGCCCCACCTCAAGTTTTCAAGGTGATTGTGAGATTTCACGTCATCGAAATGCAGAGCTTCTTTTCCATCCGGGCAAGGCCCAATGAACGCCTCAAGCACAAGGCGATGGACAAGCCGGGGAGCGCCACGACCAAGCATCACAAGAGAGTGACCGGAGCTGGAGGTGCCGGGGGAAATCAATTTCCCCTTGAGGCGCACTATCGCGCCGCGCGGTTGCATATTTGACGGGCGGCGCTTGATGGTGCGATCCAAACTCCGCACGCGGCCAAGGCTGCTCACCTCATAGCCGTCATGCCCGGCTACCGGCTTCCAAATTTCGGAGGTTGCGCGACAAGCGCACTTTGAATTATCTGCCTTCATCGGCATGGCGGTCCTTTCGCTATGTCTGGCCGGGCGCTCACCACAAGCGGCCCGGCCAAACTTTTATGCACTCATCATCCCGTTTCGGCAACATCCGCCATCGGAGCAAGCGCATCCAGCTCCGGCCCGGCCGGGGGAAACCGCTCGGAATTGAGATTGGCGATGGCCGATGTGATCGCATCGGTGACCGTGGTGGCGGAATTGTCGCATGACCCACACCCTCCATCGGCATGGGCATAGGAGCCGATCCAGAATGAGCCATCCGCCCGGCGATAGAGATTGATGGAAAGGGAGGTGAGATTATGCACCTCCGCGATCCGCGCGAGTTGTTCTTCAAGTGTCATTGCCCAGCTCCTCCATGAGCTCCTTGATGCGAGGCCATGCCTCACGGATGGTGTGGATGATGCTCCACACCGCGAAAATGCCAGCGCCGACAAAGAAGGCGCGGGCGATGAAATCCCACGGCATCACCGATCTCCCAACGGTTGCGCGAAGTGCTCGCCAATCGGGCGGCCGTTGATCGTGATTGGCGCATCCGCCGGGGCGATGATCAGCCGATAGGTGGTAGGATCGCCCGCAAGCTGCACTCGCGCTTGGTGGACGCCATAGGAGCCATTGCACTGGTGATTATCCACCGTGATCCGCTCCGTGGAGGGCGGCTCCTTGCGAGCCCAATCCCTGATCTTGGAGACGATGAAGCCCGGATAAATCATGCCGCCTCCTCCAGCTCGCGCGCCACATCAAACATGGCATCGCCCGGCCCCCATAGGTGCTCACAATTCTTGGGGATCGCGATGAAGGGGCGGCCGCCCTCTGCCTTGGCGCGGAGCCGGGCAAAGGTGCGCCAATAGAGGCGCTTGCGCTCGCTGGAGTAGCGGCACACGGCCACGAAACCTTGCGGATCATAGAAGCCGTGAGGCGTGCGGATCGGCGGCATAACGCGATCCACAATGCGCGCCGCGCGCTGGTGATATGTGCTCATTGGGTTTCAGCTCCCTATGTGGAGCACGATCCTTGCCACATCATTATGTGTGAATCAAGCGCCAATGAGATAAAAAAGAGGGATTGCCGAAACATCATTATGTGTGGCAATGATGCGCCTCCAGTCACAAGCGGAGCCACATCATGGATGACAAGAAGCCGCGCCACCCGGATGAGGTGCGCGATGCGATCACACGGAGCGCGATCACAAAGACGGAGCTCGCGCGCCGCGCGGGCGTGCACGCCAACACCCTGGCCAATGTCGAAAGCGAGGAGTGGAGCCCGCGTTGGAAAACGCTGGAGGCCCTTTGCAAGGCCGCCGATGCGATCCGGGCGGAGCGCGCTTGATGGCAGACATTGCCGACCGGGTGCGCGAGCACGCGGAAAAGATCATGAAGGCGGCGGGCTCCAGCCTCCGCCATTATGAGACGCGATCCAAAGCGGACATTCTGGCCGCCGTGATGGATTGCTTTGAGGAAGCCTATCGCGCCGGTGCCGACAAGGCGGCCGATTTGATCCTCACCTCCAAGGCCAGCAAGGAGAAACCCGATGGCGAATGAAACCGCACCCGAAACCAAGCCGGTGAGCGCACCGGAAACCAAGCCCGCGAGCCCGCCCGAAACCAAGGGCAAGCCGGGCGACAATGGCCCGCCCGCTCCAGACTTTGAGGCGGCCGCCAAGATCATCAAGGGCATCAACGCCAACGCGGAGAAGCGCGCCAAGCTCAACGGCGATCTCTCCGCCGAATGGAAGCGCGTGGAGGAGGCGTGCCACGTCGACAAGAAGGCGGCCAAGGATGCCCGCGCGATCTCGCAAATGAGCGATGAGACGCAAAGCAATTATCTCCGCTCGCTCTTTGGCCTCATGAGCGTTCTGGATATTGGCATCCGGCGCGATCTTGTGGACCTTGCGGAGGGCGCGGCCGGGCTCTCCATTCCGCTCAAGGATGCGCCGGTGAGCGAGCTTGAGGGCGGCTCCACGGTGGTGGCCGCGATGCGCGAGACGGCCAAGGCAGACAAGGCCGCCAAGCCGGTGCCACCCGCTCACCCGGCCGATGATAGCGATCTTGCCGACGCTGGAGAGGTTGCGGATGCCGGTGAGGTTGCGCGCCGCGCCGCCTTGGCGGATGCCGCCATTGACGGCCTCACCAAGCAATGAGGCGCTTTCCCGTCAATGAAAGCCATAAAGTGGATTGCGGCTCATGCTACGGCATGGGCTGTATTTCATGCTCCGGCCGGGGATGGCATGAGACAGATGAGGGCCGGGAGGAGCGCGAGCAAGCGGAGGATGATCGCGCGGATGCGGAGCTTGAGGAGCGCGCGCTCCGGAGGTTTGAGGAGTGAGGCGCTTCCTCGCCTTGGATCAATCGCTCTCATCCACCGGCTTTGCCGTGTGGGATGAGGGCGATGCCCTGCCGCGCTCCGGCTCTTGGCCTCTATGCGATGGGATCAAGAGCCGCCCGCTCGCTTTCGTGGGCATCCATCAACAGATTGGCGCGATCCACCGCGAGCGAGCGATCTCCGCCATCGCCTATGAGCAACCGATCAAGACGCCATCGGACAAGGTGGAGAAGCTCATCGGGCTCTATGGCCTCGCGGCCCATATCGAGAGCATCGCGCACGTGAAGCTCATCCCGTTTGAGGTGATCTCCGCGCGGAGCTGGCGCTCAACCTTCATCGGCAAGGAGGCCCATGGCGTGGGCGCGGATCGCGTGAAGCGCATGGCCGTGGAGCGGTGCCGCCACTTTGGGATGGACCCGCTCACCCACGATGAAGCGGAGGCCATCGGCATCCTTGATCACTATCTCCACACCCTCAAGATCGTGCCGCCTTGGCGAGAGGCCCATCCATTCTTGCTGCCTTGCGCTTGAGCTGAATTTCCGGTGGATGTGTGGGTGCAAAGAGAAGGGCCGGGCCTCCCATGACAGGAAACCCGGCCCTAAGCGCGGGAGCTGAAGCCACGCACTCAAGAAGGGGAAACAACTTGAGCGAGATGATTACTATCAAGCTGCCGGTGGGCGACAAGTGCCAAATCGCCTTGGACACCTATCACGCCATCAAGCGCGCATTGCCGATCTATGCGGACGATTGGCGCGTGATCCGCTACGCGAGCGCACCTCATGAGAGAATTGAGCCGGAGGTGGTCGCAGCAATCCGCCGCAAGATGATCCGGCGCGGTGAGCTCTCGGCTCGCGCCTTCTCACGGCGGAGTGAAGAAAAGGCCGCACCTGGCCGCTCTTGGCGCGCTTCGCTTGCGGATGCGAAAAATGGAGCTTAGGAGGGGTGGGTGGGCGATCCAACGTGGCTGGAGGATCAACCCACCCGATCAACAGCCTTATAGGGAGGCCGCGACATGAAAGCCTTTACCGGCACCAATCCCGATGTGCAACTCTACAACATCGGGCAACCCACTCCAGAAGATGCTTCAACGGAGATTGCCACCCTCCATTGGGCGGTGCGCGCCATGAAGCCGACGCACCCGGCTTTTCCGCTTATGGTGGGCGTGCTCCGCCATGCCGTTGAATTTGGATATTGCACAAATTATCAGCTCGGATCGGCTGGACGCGTAGTTCGGCGGCTCCGCGCGGAGATGGCGGCGGAGTTTGGCGAATGAGTTGGAAGGCGCTCGCATGGGCATCTGATCAAAAATGCGAGAAGGCGGCGGATAAGCTGATCTTGCTGGCCCTCGCGGAGCGCCACAATACGGAGAGCCGCGTGGCCTACCCATCCACGGCGTGGCTTGTCGAGTTCTCCAGCCTTGACCGCAAAACCGTGCTGAAATCACTGGAGCGCCTCCAAGAGCAAGGGCTCATCATCGACAGTAGTATTCGCATGGGATCAACCGGAGGCGTTAAGGCGTGGCGGCTGGCCTATGACGGGGAAGCGGTCCCAAAAACGGGACAGCTCAAGCGGTCCCAAAATTCCCATGAAGCGGTCCCGTTTTTCCCGGAAGCGGTCCCAAAAACGGGACAACTAAGCGGTCCCAAAAACGGGATACGGAACCGGGATATAAGAACCGGGATGAACCGGGATATAACCGGGGACGCGCGCGAGCAGAAAAAACGCTCCGCCCTGCCCAAGAATTTCAAGCCGGAGCTGACGGGTAAGGCCGCAGAAATTGCCGCAGGCTGGCACTCATCACGATTGGCGCATGAGTTGGATGCCTTCCGAAACTATCACCTCGCCAAAGGCTCGCTCATGGCTGACTGGCAAGCGGCGTTCCGGACATGGATCGGCAACGCGGAAAAGTGGAGTAAGTCGAATGGGAACGGAAATCGCGACAATCGCGGATCGGGAAATGGCCTCCTTGATGCCACTCTTGATGAAATGCGAGAGCGAGGCCAGTTTGTCCGATGAGCAATTTGCTCCCATTGCACGGTTTGCCGCCGCGCCACCTCCAGCTCTGCCCACCGCAACGGAGGAGGATGTGCGAAAGCTCATCGGCACCATGGCCGGAACGCTCAAGGCCGCTCGCACCTCCACCGATGAGGGAAGGCTCAAGCTCGCCGTTTACAAGCGGATGCTTGGGCACCTCCCGCTTGCGGCCCTCCAGCACGCCACACATCGCGCCCTTGCCACCTTGGAGTGGATGCCCACTCCGGCGGAAATCCTCAAACTCGCGGAGGGCTATTGTGGGCCGGAGAGGCTCGCCTATTCGCGAGCTCAACGCCTCGCAAGGGATCGGAGGCAACGGCTATTTGATGAACGGTGCAAGGCGATCCGCTCACGCGCCATCCCGGCCGATGAGCTCCACACTCTCACGGAGCAGGAAATCCGCCATGGCCTCGCCCATCGCGCACTCCTCCGCGAGCTGGATGGCACTGTGATCCTTTGGACCCTTGAGGATGAAAAGCGCATCATCACGGAGCGAATGGCCCAATTGAGTTTGGAAGGGCCTCACGTCTCTCCCATGGATGAGCGGGACAAACGCGCGGAGGATGCTCCGGATCGTGTGAAATCGAGTGGATCGGTGGGCGATCTTGCCGCCGGGCTCATGGCAGGGATGGAGGTTGATGATGGCAAGGCGTGAGCCCGCGTGGGCGCGGCCGATGTGCAAGGATTGCGGGAAGCGGACGCGGGAGCATGGCTCCAGCCGATGCGCGACGTGTGCCCGCAAGGAGCCGGTATGCCCGGTGTGCCATTGCCGCAAGGGCCTGAATTTCGAGAATTGCCGCGCGTGTGATCTCACGGTGCGGATAGCCATCATGCGGACGCGCCTCCGCGTGCAATGGCTCCAGCTCAAGGGCGCGATCAAGGAGATGTTTCGTGGCTGATCGGATTGTGGACTTGCTCACACTCGCGGGCGTGCTGGCCTTGGTGGCCTTGCCGGTGGCGGTGCTGGTGATCGGTGTGCTGGTGTGGATCAACCGGAGGCGCGCTCGCGCGATTAAGGATTGGGCCGCGCGGCATGGCGATCTCAAGCGGCGGCTTGCCGATGTGGAGGCGTTGCGCCGGGCGGAGCAAGGCAAGCTCCAGCGCGAGCCCGTCAACCTCGCGGAGCATCCGGATCACGCGGCGATCCGCTATCTGGAGGAGCTCCGCCTTGGCGAGGGCGACAGCGTAACGATCCTTTGCGATGATCCGGAGGCGGAGAGCACCGCCAAGCGGATGGCCATCGTGTGCAATGGTGCATGGACCCAATGGCAGGATCGCCGCTTCTATGGCGAGAGCATCGTGCAATGCCTAGCCAAGGGTGTGGGCGCGATGAGGATCGCGCCGGTGGATCGCACGCTCACCGCTCCGGTGCCCTCCATGATCCGGGAGCACGTGGGTGATCCACCCTTTGGCAGCGAGCCCGCGTGATGGCCGCGCCGCGATGGAGGGAAAACACCGGGCGCATCCCCCGCTCGCTGGATCGCAAGGGGGCGCGCGTCTATGTGCGCCTCCGTAACGGATCGGAGCCCAAGGAGACGTGGGCCGCGCAAACCACGCGATGGACCCTCACCACCGGCCCATCATCCGCCTTTGACGTGATCGCCTATCGTGCGGAGGCGGAGTGATGTGGGAGTGGATCGCGGCCGCATGGGTGGCGCTATCGTTTCCCCTTGGTGTGCTCACCGGCAAATGGATCAAAGGGCGGTGGCGCTCAACACCGGCGAGTGGAAGGCTTGATCGCACAAAAGATTGTGGCATAGTGCGGCCGCCAATCACAAGCAAAGGAGCGAAACATGGCAACGCAAGCGGAGCGCCTGGAGGCGCTGGAAACTGAAATCGGCGGCATCAAGGCGATGCTGGAGAAAGTGATGCCCTACCTTGAGGGCGCGGCCAATGGCGAGCCGGTCAAGGTGACGGTGGAGGGCATGGACCTCCTTATCAGCCGGGTGGATGATTTGGAAAAGCTCCTCAAGGATGGCGAGACGATGGATGAGCTCCGCTCGCTGGTGGCCAAGGCCGCTCCTCTTTCCGATTTCGAGACGCTCACGGAGCGTGTGGATAAGCTGGAGGTTGACGAGATGCCCGGTAGTGGTGAGCTCATCGCGGCGGAGCTGGTTGAGGGCTATGATCCGCGCGGCGAGGTGCTCAAGGCGTTTCGCCAGATTGAGGCCATCGCCAATCACATCAACGTCAAGCTCCCGGCGTAAGGCGGCCGCTTCCCGAAAGGAGGGCGGGGTTTTCGGGCTCCGCCCTTTTTGCGTCTTGAGTGGCACATTATCTTGTGATAGCCCAAGAGCTCCTCAACGGGAGCTGAAACGATGATTGAATTTGAGATGACGGTGAGCCAATTGGATAGGCTCTTGAGTGCTTGCCGCCCGGTTGCGATGATAGCCCTTCAATGCGGCGCACCTCGCTCCCCCCAAGAAAACGCAAATGAGGCGTGGAAGGCGCTGGCAAAGGAGCTCGGCTTTGTGTGGGATACGGCAAAGCCCTCGCCAAAGGGCGAGAGGTTTTTCACCGCGATCCCCGCGCCTCGCCAATGCCCTCACGGTGAGCCGCTGGCCGGTGGGTGCCGGGATTGCGACCGCGAGCACCGCGAGGCCACGGCATGATTGGGGATCGCTTCTATCGCGAGCCCGATCCCATCGGCATTGGCTCTATCGTGATCCGCTTCTCCATGGATGGGCAGGGGATCGACATTGGCCAGATCGTGGGTGCGGATGAGAGCCTCCGCGCACGCGCCCGCTGGATCGTCTTTGCCAACGGCCGCACGCAACGGTGGCACTCCGCCACGATCACCCGCAAGCTCAAGGATTGGGAGGAGGCCGCTTTCGTGCGCGGCGCGGCGGCGGCCGTGATGGAAATGGTGCTTTCCGCTCCGGAGCCGGTTGTGCAGGATTTCCAATCCTCCGCGCGCAAGGCGTTGGAGATGATCGGCAACGGGAGGCTAAAACCATGAGCTGCATGGTTCTCACCACCGATATTTGCGACAATTGCAAGGATGATTGCTGGTGAGCTGGCCTTGCCCGGATCGCGTGCGCCTCGCGCTCAAAGGCCCATCCGGAGAGGTGCTCCGGCTCATCGCCCTCCAGCCCTATCGCGGAGCAACCGCCAAGCACCTCATCACTCCGGAGCCCATCCCGGTGCATCGCCGGTGAGCCGCTCGCGCGTCGTCTAATGGCAGGATACCGGATTTTGGCTCCGGAAATGGAGGTTCGACCCCTCCCGCGCGATCCAGCTCACCGCCATCTCCGATCCAGAGAGCGCCGGGCCTCCGTGCGCTTGCGCTCCAGCCGGAGCAAATCCTCCCGCGCCGCGCAATGATGGCAATGATCGCGCTCAAAATAGGCGCGCTCTGCATAGCTCATGAAACACCTCCGCCGCCTTCATCGCACACTGACCTTTCCGGGATGTTGCGAGGGGTGGTTAATCCGGTGTAAGCGAGGGGCTCACCGGCGGAGGCAAACATGGCGAATGAAATTGAGCTTGAGGAAAACCCTGGCGGCCGCAAAGGGCTTCGCGGCCTCGCCCATGCTCGCCAAACCCTCTCTATTGGCGGAGCGGCGTCCAGCGCGTTCAACGCTTCCACGCGGTCAATCGCGGTGCGGACGTCGACCGATTGCAAGGTTGAGATTGGAGCAAACCCCAATGGCTCCGGGCTCACCACGCCGATCTATGCCGATGATGGGTGGCGTGACTTCCCGGTCGCGGCGGGCCTGAAATTGATCGCGATTGCCTAATGAGCGGCTATGGTTATGGCTACGGCTACAAATATTGGCGCGCACGCCGATCCGCGCCGGTAAAGTCATGGCAGATCATTGACGCATATAACGACACCGGCTTTGCCGCGCAGAGCTCGAACGCAAGTAGCGTTCAGGTTGTCACCCGCAAGCGCGACATCCCGAACATTGATCTTGAAGCGGTCCGTTCGCTGGAGCAGACTTTCTTTGTCGGGGCGAGCAGCGGCGGCGTGGACACCACCATCACGAACGTGGTCAACATCGAGCATAAGCTGTCCAACGCCTCGACGCAGCTTGCCATTTCCCCGTCGCCGGTCGCGGTCCCTGCCTTCGAGGGTGCTTACCAGATACTTGAATATACCGGCGCTATCCCGGCAGGCACGACGCTCTATCTCGACAAGAAGGCGACCGTCCCCACGTCTGGCCAGAACACCGGGCCGCAGACGCTCATCTATTCGTCGCAGGGTGCGGCATCGGCAGTCGGGCGCAAAGCTGGCTCGACGGTGACGTTCGATACAACGGGCCTGTCAACCGGCACCGGCTCCCTGCTCTGCCCGATCACGATAGGCTATGGCGTCCACCTGTACCCGACATTCGGGGCCATCGGTGACAGCATCATATCGTCAAACGGCGAGACCTACGATGGTGATGGCGGCGCGGTAGGTGTCGAGGGCCGCACCCGTCAGGGTGGCGCGTTGATGCGGCGGGCAATCTATCTCGCCCAAGTATCGGCTGGCCGCACTGTTCCCCTTCGATTGCTCAGCCGTCCGTCCGCCCAGATGACGGGTATGCGCTCATCGTCCGGTGCCGGTGGTGCCAAGCGCCGCGCCAGCTACCCATATTTCAACCACCTCATCATTCAGATGGGGACGAACGATCTGGGCAACAGCCGCACCGCTGCGCAGCTAAAGGCAGACATAGAGGCGGAGATTGTTGCCTATCGTGCCGCATGGACCGCTGCCAATCCTACGCTGCCCTGCTATGTCATCGTCTGCACGATCCTGCCGCGCGTCGGTAGCCACGCCAGCACCACAAGGCTGGCCTATGCGGGTGAGATTGAGACTCACAATTATAACGTCCGTCATGGCCTCATCGTCGGCAGCGACGGCTATCTGGACCCCAATCTGGCAGTTCGTTCGGTCGCCGACGAAACGCTATGGCTGGATAGCGCCGATGAGGCCGATGGCCTTCATCCTACACCGGCAGGCTACGCCAAGATAGCCGCCGAGGTGGCTCCATATCTGGCCCTCAACAGCTCCCCTTGGCACACGTTCCTGTGACCGCCTCCAGCCACGATTGCAGATAGCGCCTCATCGACGTATATCATCGGCATGGGCGATCATCCGAACAAAGACGACGCGCGCGGCGCACCCAAGGGAAGCCTGGGCAACGTGGCGCATGAGCGGAGCGAGGAGGCGGCCACGCTGATCCGCGAGCTCTCCGGCTATGGGATGCCTCAAGAGGAAATCTCGCGCGTGCTCAACGCCACCTATGGCGGCGGCTATTCGGTGGACACACTGGATCGCCACTATCGCGCGGAGCTGGATGCGGCCTTGGCCTCGCGCAAGAGCGAGCTCCTCCGCCGGGCTCACAAGATCGCGATGGGAGAGGAGGTGCCGGAGAAGGTTTCGCCGGATGCCGCCTATCGCGAGGGCGCGGCTCAACTCCGGTGGCTCCTTGGCGCGGTGCACCGCGTGCGCGACGGCATGGAGCATGATTTCGGAGCGGGCACCATCAATGTGAGCATCTCCGCCGATGATGCGGAGCTCTAGGCTCTCCCATGGCCGTGGCGCTCACCAAGGCGCAGCGCCGGGCAAATAAGCTCATCGCCCGGCACCGCATGGCTCTCCTCCGTGGGGGCTCGCGATCCGGCAAGACGTTCCTCCTTTGCCGCGCCGTGGCCACCCGCGCGATCCGCGCGCCGGGCACAAATCATTGCATCTTTCGTCTCCGCCGGAACGCCATCAAGGGCACCGTGTGGAAAACGCTCAAGGATGTGATGGCCAAGTGCTTCCCCGGCGTGCCGTTCAAGGAGAGCATCTCCGATCTCACCATCACCTTGCCCAATGGCTCCGTGATCATGGCCGCCGGGCTGGATGATGCGGATCGCGTGGATAAGATTTTGGGCATGGAGTTTTCCACCGTCTATTTCAACGAGTGCACCCAAATCCCATGGGCATCGGTGGAAACCGCGCTCTCGCGCCTCGCGGAAAAGAGCGAGCTCAAGCTCCGTGCCTATTTCGACTGCAACCCCACCACCAAGCTCCATTGGACGTATCACCTATTCGTGAAGAAGCTCAAACCCGGCACGCGCGAGCCGTGGGCGGAGCCCTCCGAATTGGCGGAGATGCAAATCAACCCGGATGACAACCGGGAGCACATCTCCGATGATTATTTCAAGGTGCTGGAGGGCATGAGCGCGGCCAAGCGCAAGCGTTTCCGTGATGGCGAGTGGGCGGAGGATACGGAGGGCGCGCTTTGGACGCTGGAGGGCCTTGATCGCCACCGGATCGCCATGGGCCGGGTGCCTGATCTTGTGCGCATCGTCGTGGCGGTGGACCCCTCCGGCACGGCCGGGAAGGGCGAGGGCGCGGGCGATGATGTGGGGATCGTGGTGGCTGGCCTGGGTGTGGATGGCCGCTATCACGTGCTCGCGGATCATTCGTGCAACCTCTCTCCGGCCGGATGGGGCCGCCGGGCGGTGGATGCCTATCGCGAGTGGGGCGCGGATCGGATCGTGGCGGAAACCAATTTCGGCGGCGCGATGGTCAAGCACGTGATCAAGAGCGTGGATGCCTCCGTGCCGTTCAAGGAGGTGAAGGCCAGCCGGGGCAAGATCGCACGTGCGGAGCCGATCTCCGCGCTCTATGAGGAGGGCAAGGTGAGCCACGTGGGCACCCACCCGGATTTGGAGGATCAAATGTGCGCCATGACGCCCTCCGGCTTCATCGGTGAGGGCTCTCCAGATCGTGCGGATGCTTTGGTGTGGGCGATCACGGAGCTTTCCGGTAAGACGCGGCGAGAGCCCGGCGTGAGGAGGTTGTGAGCATGGGATGGATGGATCGGATCAAGGGGGCGCTCTCGCGCAAGGATAGCGCGGTGGCTCCGATGATCGCCATGCGCAACTTGGGCCGCCCGGTGTGGACCTCGCGGAATTATCGGGCCTTCGCCAAAGAGGGCTATTCGCAAAACGTGGTGGCCTATCGGTGCATCCGCATGATCGCGGAGAGCGCGGCCGCCGTTCCCCTCCTCGCCTATGAGGGCGATGCGGAGCTTTCGGAGCACCCTTTCCTCAAGGTGCTGGCACGGCCCAATCCGTGGCAATCCGGCGCGGAGCTGGTGGATGCGCTGGTTTCCTATTTCAAGCTCTCCGGCAATGGCTTCTTGGAGGCAGTGAGCCTGGATGATGAAATCCGCGAGCTCTACGCTCTCCGGCCGGATCGCATGAAGGCCATCGCCGGGCGGCGCGGCTATCCGATGGCGTGGGAGTATTCGGTGGACGGCACCGCCAAGCACCGCTTTGATATGGACCTCATGCCGGATCAACAATTGCCGATCCTCCACGTGCGCGAGTTCAATCCGCTGGATGATTGGAGCGGGCTCTCGCCGGTGGAGGCGGCCGCCTTCGCAATCGACGTGCACAACGCGGCCGGAGGTTACAACAAGGCGCTCTTGGACAACTCCGCCGCACCCTCCGGCGCGCTGGTGTTTGAGGGCGGCGAGGATAGCGATGGCGCGCTCTCCGATGATCAGTTTTCCCGGCTCAAGGCGCAATTCTCCGAAAAGCACACCGGCCCGGCCAACGCTGGCAAGCCGCTGATCTTGGAGGGCGGCCTCAAGTGGCAAGCCATGGGCATGAGCCCCAAGGATTTGGAATTTGTGAGCGGCAAACGCGAGGCCGCGCGCGAGATTGCCCTCGCTTTCGGTGTGCCTCCGATGCTCTTGGGCATCCCCGGCGATAACACCTATTCCAACTATCAGGAGGCGCGCGCCGCGCTCTATGAGGAGACGGTGCTCCCGCTGGTGGACAAGGTTTGCGAGGCCATCTCCAATTGGGTGCAACCCACCTATGCCGGGCTCCGGATCGGCTATGATGTGGATGCGATTGAGGCTCTCTCGCCGCGCCGCGCCGCCATTTGGGATCGCGTGCAAAAGGCCGATTTCATCACCACCGATGAGAAGCGCGAGGCGGTGGGATATGGGCCTTACAAGCCAAGCGACACTCCCGGCGGCACGATCCTTGTGGGCGGCGCGATGATGCCGCTTGATGAGGTGGGCTTTACGCCGGGAGGAGCCGCTCCCAATGGCGAGTGATGAGGTGCGCCTCCACGGCGTGACAGTGGGCCGGGTGAGCGTGGAGATGGGCGGCCGCCGCTCCGGCAAGACGGTGCGCGCCTCGCTCAAGTTCAAGCCGGATCAAATCGGGATCATGCACGCGGCCGCGCGATCCTTGAACAAGGGCGAGGATCGGTGAGCACCCGGCGGCAACGCGAGCTCCTCAAGCAAAACCGGCTCCTTGTGCGGCAAGAGAGCTTGGCGGAGCGCGACATAAAAGCCCACCTTTTGAGTTGCTACCTCGCAGTGGCGGAGCATTACACCATCGCATCTCCGGATATGGCTTTGGAGGTATTTCGTGAGCGCAACGGGGACTTGGAGGCGATCCTCAAAAAGCGACTTCTCCAAACCGCACTGATCTTTGGAGGCCGCACATTGGAGCGCATCTCCGCCAATCTGCCCAAGAGTTACTATGCGGGGCTTGTGCCTGGCACCGGCCCGGTGCGCGGCCGGGATGATCCGGGAATAGAGCAAAAACTAGAGGGTGATCGCTTCTATCAGGAAATAGGCCGGTGGATCGCCTATTGGGGGGTTGAAAAAGCCGTTACGATTTCAGCGGGGCAAATCCTCCAAGTGCGCCAGCTAATTCTTGACACCCTTCCGCAAGGATTGAGCGAGGCAATGCTCCGCGACATGATCAAGGCAAAGGCGCGCCACCTTGCACCTTGGCAGGCGGCTCGCATCGCGCGCACGGAGGTGCACACGGCATCGGTGATTGGAGCAGATACCGCAGCGCGATCCACTGGCCTCACTATGGTTAAGGAATGGCTCGCGGCGGAGGATAAGCGGACGCGCGAAAGCCACGCGGAAGCGGACGGCCAAGAAGTGGCTCTTGATGAGAGCTTTGAGGTGGGCGGCGTGATGCTGGAATTTCCCGGCGACCCTAAAGGCCCGGCTCGCGAAATTATTAACTGCCGATGCGCCATTTTGCACCATCCCGTGATTGGCGGCGAGGTGATAAAATAGGCTTGCTACCAACATTATTTTGTGACAATAAGGCTCCAAGCAAAGGAGCTGACCAATGCCTGCATATAGCTTTTACGTTGATGGGTTTTCCGGGATCGTCTCATCGCTCGATGAGCTCAAGGCTCGCATTTGTGAGCTTAAGGGCCGCTACCCCGATTTGATCGGCAAGGATTGCCAGATCATGAAGGGTGAGGCGATGCGGGATGGTTCTGGCTATTATTTCCCCGGCGAAGCGCGCCTCCGCATCACGCGCACCATCACCGCCTAAATCTCAACAAAGGGAGCTGACCCAATGACCTATCCTTACACCCTTTCGCTCGCTGGCGTTCGCGCGCTCAAGCCCTGTGATCCTGCAATGGAGCGCCTCGCGGACGTTCTGCCCAAGCGCGGCAAGATCGACGCGGCCAAAGCCCGCGCGCTCGGGTGCACCTATGATGATATTATCTGGAGCGCCTCCGTTATTGCGATGGATGATGAGAGCCTCGCCAAGCGGCTAACTGGCTATCTGAACGACAACGCAAAGCGCGTGCTCCACATTTTCGAGGAAGCGGCACCGAATGATGATCGGGTGCGCAAGTGCATTGAGGCCACTGATAATTGGCTTGCTGGTCTGATCACGGAGCAAGAATGGAAAGTGGCCGCGAGGGCCTCGTGGGACGCGAGGACCGCGTGGGCCGCGAGGGATGCGTGGGCCGCGAGGGATGCGTGGGCCGCGAGGGATGCGTGGGCCGCGAGGACCGCGTGGGCCGCGTGGGCCGCGAGGGATGCGTGGGCCGCGTGGGCCGCGAGGGATGCGTGGGCCGCGAGGACCGCGAGGGATGCGTGGGCCGCGAGGACCGCGAGGGATGCGTGGGCCGCGAGGGCCGCGAGGGCCGCGTGGGCCGCGAGGACCGCGAGGGATGCGTGGGCCGCGAGGGCCTCGTGGGACGCTGAATTTCATGCTTGGCAGTTTGATCGCCTTGTCTACTGGCTTTGTGAGGCGGCTATTCCGCGTGCGCGCGCAACCGCTATCCGGAGGTGCCGGTGATGGCGTGGATCGGGCATCGCATCCAGATTATGGAGCAAATCCTCCGCGCTTGCCGATGAGCGCCATTTGCCGCTATATCGCCTCACGGTTTTCTAGTGCGAGGCGGGCGAATGAACGGCACCAAATTCCAGCTCAAGAGCGATCCGGCGGTGGACACCAAGGCCGGAGCGGTGCCGCTTGATCTCAAGGCGGTGGCGGAGGATGGCGAATTTGAGGGCTATCTCTCCACCTTCGGCAACGTGGATCGCGGCATGGATATGGTGATGCCCGGCGCGTTCCGCCGCACGCTCAAGGAGCGCAAGCTCTCCTCCATCAAGCTCCTCCGCGATCATGACACCCGCAAGGTGATCGGCAAGTGGCTCTCCATGGAGGAGGATGATCGCGGCCTCAAGGTGCGCGGCAAGCTCTTTGCGGGCACCGTCCAGCTCGCCACCGAAACCCTCGCCCTCATGCGCGAGGGCGCGCTTGATGCCATGAGCATCGGCTATCGCACGATCAAGGCCCAATGGGATGAGGAACAAGGGGTGCGAAAGCTCCTTGATCTTGATCTTTGGGAGGGCTCTATCGTCACTTTTCCGATGAATGAGATGGCCACCGTTGACGCGGTGAAAAACGATCTCACCATCACCGATGTTGAGCGCATACTCCGTGAGGGAGGTGCGCCCGGCGCGTTCGCAAAGCTGGTGGCAATCCACGGCTTTGAGGGCGCAACAAAGCGGCTTGGATCACGCCGGGAGGGCGGTGAAAGCGGCAAATCCATTGCGGAGATGATCCGCGAAACCTCTGCCAACATGAAGGGAATGGCAAAATGAGCAAGCACACGATTGACGCCCTCCGCACCGCCGGGATCACCGGCCCGGCTCTGGAGCGCAAGGATGCCACCGGCGGCAACGGCGGCGGCGATACCGCCGAAATCAAGGCCGCCTTGGATGATCTCCAGCGCACGGCCAAGGAGCACCGCGAGGCGGTGGATGCGGATCTCAAGGCTCTCAAGGAGAAGGGTGCGGCCGATCCGGTGCTCACGGAGCGCGTGGGCAAGCTGGATAGCGCGCTCACCGATATGGGCAAGAAGCTGGATGCGCTCCGCCTCAAGGATCGCCGTCCGGAAACCACCGGCGCGGATGGCATCAAGCGCGAGATGACGGAGGCGGAGCTCAAGCACCGCGAGGCCGCCCTCAAGTTCATCCGCAAGGGCGATGCCACCGGCTATGAGGTGGATGAGCTCAAGGCTCTTTCGGCCGGGACCGATCCGGATGGCGGCTACATGATCACGCCGGAGATGGATCGCAATATCTCGCGCGTGGTGAGCGAGGTGAGCCCGATCCGGGCCATCGCCAACGTGATCACCACCTCCAGCTCCGCCGTGAAACGCCTCATCAACGTGGGCGGCACCGGCTCCGGGTGGGTGGGTGAAACGGAGGCGCGGCCGCAGACTGACACCGCGAGCCTCCGTGAGCGCACCTATCCGGTGATGGAGCTCTATGCCATGCCGGCCGCCACGCAAACCTTGCTGGATGATGCCGCGTTTGACGTGGAAGCCTGGCTCGCGGATGAGGTGCAAATCGAGTTCGCGGAGCAGGAAGGCGCGGCCTTCGTCATGGGCGATGGCGTGGCCAAGCCTCGCGGCTTCATCGGCGGCTATACGCCGGTGATCAATTCCGGTTTCACGGAGGCCGGTGGTGCGCCGGGCTATGTGAAAACCGGGGCGGCGGCCAATTTCCTTTCGGTTGCCGATGGCGATGAGGAAAACAACCTCATTGACCTGATCACCGCGCTCAAGACGGCCTATCGCTCCAACGCGCGGTTTGTCATGAACCGCTCCACGGTGGGCAAGGTGCGCAAGTTCCGCGATGCGGATGGCCGGGCGTTCTGGCAGCAATCGACGGTGGCGGGCCAGCCTTCCACCCTCCTTGGCTATCCGGTGGTGGAGGCGGAGGATATGCCCGACGTGGCCGCCAACGCCTTCCCGGTGGCGTTCGGTGATTTCAATCGCGGCTATCAGATCGTGGATCGCTTCGGCACCCGCATCCTCCGCGATCCCTTCACCGCCAAGCCGTTCATCCTGTTTTACACCACCAAGCGCGTGGGCGGCGGAATCCGGATGGCGGAGGCGATCAAGCTCCTCAAGATGGAAGCCTAAGCGGAGCCGGGGGAGGGGTGATCTCCTCCCCCACCTTTAGGGGGCGTGCTCCAGCTCCCACAATTCTGGCCACGAAAGGGCAAGACTATGATGTTTGATCTCATGAACCGGCTCGCCATCAAGCGCGCGATCTCTCCGGTTTCGATTGCCGACAACACGGCGGCGGTTTCGCAAATTCTGGATATGCAAGGCCAGATGGCCGCGTGCCTGGTGATCGCCACCGGCTCCATCGCGGATGCGGATGCCACCTTCACCGTGCTGCTGGAGGAAAGCGATGCCTCCAATATGGCCGGTGCAACGGCCGTGGCGGATGCCGATCTCATCGGCACGGAGGCCCTCGCGGGCTTCCAGTTCGATGATGATAACGAGTGCCGCAAGCTCGGTTACAAGGGCTCCTCGCGCTACATCCGCGCGACGATCACGCCCGCGAACAACGCGAGCGCGGCCCTCCTCGCGGCGGTGTGGCTCACCACTCCGCAGGATCAGCCCGCACCCAATCCTCCGGCGTAACGTGATCGGGGCGGCTCGATCCTCCCGCGTTGCCCGGCCTGGGTAAAGGGAAGGTGGGCTCGCCCTGATTGCCACGGCTCTAATTCGGGGAGCCGCTCCGTGGACATGGACACCGAAAAGGGCGAGAGACGGCAGGGGCCGGGGGGAAACCTCCGGCCCTTTTCTTTGCCCGGTTTCCGGCTTTGGGATATGAACGCGCGAGCAAGGAGGCACGCGATGGGTGATGTGATGATTACGGGACCGGCGGAGGAGCCGGTGAGCGTGGCGGAGCTCCGCTCCTATCTCCGCGATCCGGCCGATGCCGATAGCGTGCTCACGCGCCTGATCAAGGCCGCGCGCGAGTATGTGGAGGAGGCCACCGGGCTCATCATGGTGAGCCAAGTGCGCGAGCTCACGCTTGATGCTTGGCCGGGCGGAGGTGATGGCCTTGGATGGTGGGATGGCGTGCAAGAGGGCGCGCTCATCGGCCGGGCTCCGCGCTATGTGGAGCTCCCTCGCGGCCCGCTGATCTCCATCACCTCCGTGAAAACCTATGACACCGGCAACAATGCCAGCACGTGGGAGGCCGGGAATTACTTTGCGGACACCGGCACCCGGCCGGGCCGCCTCGCGCTCCTTGATGGCGCGGTGTGGCCGGTGCCCACGCGCGCGGCCTCCGGAATCGCGATCCGCTACGTGGCCGGGCACGCCAACGCGGCGGCCGTGCCCAATGCCTTGTGCATGGCGATCCTCCAGATTGCCGCGCACTGGTATGAAAACCGCGAGCTCGCGAGCCTGGATGCCGTCAACAAGGTGCCCATGCAAGCCGGGCGCATCCTCTCCAAGTTCCGGATCGCCAAGCTATGAGCGCGCGCCGGAACCTTGGCCGGATTCGCCACCGGATCACGATCATGGGCGTGGTGCGCGTGCCCGATGAGGGCGGCGGCTATGAGCGCGCGGATGCCGTGATCGGCACGGTGTGGGGCCGGATCGCGACGGTGGGCGCGCTGGAGGCTAACACCTATTCGCAGCTCCAAGAGCGAGTGACCCACAAGGCGCTCATCCGCCACCGCACCGATGTGGATCAAGGCTCCACCGTCTATTGGCTCAACGCCGGTGCGGAGGAGCCGGAGGTGGCCAGCACGGAGGCTCCCGATGGCCTCACGCTCTACGTGGTGACGGCGGTGGATGCCGATCCCGATGGGCGGCCGGGCGAGTTCATGGAGCTTACCCTCCGGCAAGGCGGCAACCTATGAGAAATCCCATCACCGTGCGCGTGCGCCGCGAGGAGATTAATGGCGGTTTTGCGGCCGTGGAGCCCAAGGTGCGCGCCGGTGCGATTGACGGCCTCAACGCGGTGGGCCTAGCCATGCTCAACGCGGCCAAGCGCCGCATCCAGCGAGGCCCGGCAAGCGGCCGCGTCTATCAGAAATATGGGCCGCGCCGCACTCACCAAGCATCGGCTCCCGGCGAGAGCCCGGCCACCGACACCGGCGGCCTTGTCAATTCCGGTTTCCATGAGCTGGATGAGCCCGCGCTTGAGGTGAGCATCGGCTTTGCCAAATTCTATGCGGCTTTCCTTGAGTATGGCACCCGGCTCATGGCAAAGCGGCCGTTCCTCCTCCCCACGGTTGAGGAGTGGCGGAGCAAGATCGCGCGGGTGATCAAGGCCGCGATCCAAGCGAGGTTGAGCAAATGAGCGATCCGGGATTTGAGCTCCAAAAGGCGATGCGCGCCGCGATCCTCTCCGATGCCACGCTCAAGGCTTTGATGGGCGATCCGGTGGCGCTCTATGACCTTGTGCCGGAAAACGCGCCCATGCCCTACATCGCCCACGATGAGCCTGGCACGGCGGAGTGGGATGTGACACCCACGGAAACCGATGATGGCTTTGGCCATGAGCACACCCTCATGCTCCACGTCTGGAGCGCCTATGAGGGCAAGAAAGAGGTGGGCGCGATCCTCTATCGGCTTGAGCAGATTTTCCGCGATTGGAGCGTTTCATTGACCGGGCATCGGCTTGTGAATATACGCTACCAATTCAGTGACAGGCTCCGCGATCCCGATGGCCAAGCCTTTCACGGAGTGATCCAGTTTCGGGCGGTGACGGAGGAAATTTGAGATGGCGGCGCAAAAGGGCAAGGCAATCCTCATCAAGGTGGACACCAACGGCGCGGGCGTCTTTGGCACCATCGGCGGGATGCGCTCCAAGAGCATCTCGCTCAACAAGGAAACGGTGGACGTTACCGATAGCGATAGCGTGGATCAGTGGCGCGAGCTTCTCTCCGGCGCTGGCGTGAAATCGTGCTCCATCTCCGGCTCCGGCGTTTTCAAAGACAGCACCAATGAGGCGCTGATCAAGACCAATTTCATGACGGATGTGATTGCGGATTATCAATTCGTGATCCCCGATTTCGGCACCTTTGAGGGGCCTTTTGACATCACCTCGCTGGAGTATTCCGGCGAGTATAATGGCGAGGCTCAATTTTCCATGAGCTTTGAGAGCGCCGGTGTGCTGGCGTTCACCGCCGCGTAACAAGGGAGCACACCAATGGCCGATCTCACCATCACCGCCGCAAACGTCTTGGCTGGAGCCGGTGCCGCCGTCTCTCGCGGTGTGGCCGGTGCCACCGTCACCGCCGGGCAATCCGTCTATCTCGACACCGCCGATGGCAAGTGGAAGCTCGCGGACAACAACAGCGCGACGGCCGCCGTTCGCACGCCGGGCGGCATCGCTCTCAACGGTGCCTCCAATGGCCAGCCTCTCGCGGTGCTCACGGAGGGGCCTATCACCATCGGCGCGGCTCTCACCGCCGGTGTGGCCTATTACCTCTCCGATACGCCGGGCGGCATTTGCCCGGTGGCCGATCTTGGCGCTGGCGAATATCCCACCGTGATCGGGATCGCCTCCAGCGCCACCGTGCTCAAGGTGGCGATCAATTCGGCGGGCGTGGCGCTCTAGCCGCTCTCACCATCAACCGCTATGACAGGGGCGCGGGGCAATTGGGCCTCGCGCCCTTTTCTTTTGTGGAGCTCTGACAATGGCAAATCGTGCACGTGGCGAAACGGTGATCAATGTGCCGGATGTGGGCGAGGTGACGCTTTGCCTCACCATGGCCGGAATGGCGGCGCTGGAGGATGCCTTCTCCGTTGAGAACCTCCAAGAGGCGGTGATGAAGGTGGGCGAAAATCCCTCCTCCAAGAACATGGCCACGGTGATCCATGCGCTCATGATGGGCGGCGCGCAGGATGGCCAATATGGCGTGGAGGAAATCCGCCGGTGGAAGGTGACGCCCGGCGCGATCCGCGAGGCCATGGCGGCCATGAATGCCACCAATGAGGATGGGGAGGGAAACGCATCCGCCGGAAACCGCGCGGAGAGGCGAGCGGCGGCCAAGAAGGCATAGACCCTCCCACACCATGGCGGAGGTGGATGGAGCTCGCGCTTGGCCACCTCCGGATGGCTCCCGCCACCTTTTGGCGATATAGCGTCAAGGAGTGGCTCGCGGCCGTTGATGGATACATGGAGAGCATCGGGGCCGATGAGGCGGCGGAGCCCTTCACCAAAGACGATCTCGCGGCCTTGATGGAGGAG